TAAGTGCTGCTGACGGCAATATAATTAATAGAATTAACTCAAGTGCTGAGTTTGTTGCAGCTAACTTTGAACACTATGAACTGTATGTTGCACCTACACCCGCAGAACCTACAGCAGAAGAAGAAGCCCGACAATGGCGTGATGGCGAACTGTCATCTTCAGACTACATAGTCCCCCTGTCAGACCACCCACAACGTGCAGCTTACATATTGTATAGAGAGAGCCTGAGAGCATGGCCCTCTACAGATTCGTTTCCAGACACAAGACCAGAGGTGAACTGATGTCCATTACTAAAGTATCCTCAAGCGTTCTTGCTGATGACAGCATTGGCTCCGCTGCGATTGCAGATGGTGCTGTAGGTACGGCTGCTTTAACATCTACGATAGCCGCTGGTATTCCCACAGCTACTGTTGGCAGCAATGCAAACGCTACACCTAACACGCACCACTTTGTAAGTGCATCAGGTGTAACACTGACGCTACCTACGCCTACCGTTGGCATGAGGGTCTACGTTACTGTAGGAAACTTTGACACAACAGTCATTGGCCGTAACAGCAGCACTATCGTAGGCTCTGCAACAGACCTAACAATTAACGTAGCTAATATGTCTATCGGGCTTATTGGCACATCAACTTCATCATGGGTGTTCATATAAATGTCGAATCTTACTGACCTAATATCCGCAGCAGGCGGTGGTGGTGCATTACCACAAATCGCATTAACACAATCTCAAACATGGGTTCCACCGCAGGATGGCACAATATGTATACACGTTATTGCTGCTGGTGGTGGTGGTCATGCCCATACAAATGACGGCCCTTACGGTGGTGGTGCGGGTGGCTATTGTAAAAAGAATTCTTTAGCCGTGACTACATCAGGTTCCTTTACCGTGGTGATTGGCGTTGGTGGTTTAGGAGGCTACACTAACGGAACCTACAACGGAGCAGCAGGTGGAAACAGTGCTTTTTCCGGTACTGGTTTATCAAGCACTCTAAACACTGATGGCGGGATGTATGGAACTAGTTCAGCCGGAGGTGCGGGTGGGTCGGCAGCTAATGGTGATGTAAATAACAGTGGGGGCGCGGGCTCTTTTTACGGAGGCGGTGCTGTAGGTGTTTACGGTACAGGAAATTCTGGAAGAAATAACGCACAAGGTGGTGCTGGTGGTGGTTCTTCTGATGCTCAAGGTTGGGATGGGCTGACAGGCTATGGGCATATTGTTGGTGGTAAAGGCACTAAAGCAGTTGTTTTTGCAAACTATTCTCCCCTATCCGCATTCCCTGCCCCCGCGTTAGCAGGAGGTGGTTCACTGTTTGGAAATCCCAGTACTGGCAGTGCATACGGTTCTGACGGTGGTACTGGCGGTGGTGGTGGAGGCGCTCGTAATGCGGGAGTGGCTGCTGGCGGTTGTGGCGGTGACGGCATCGTAATTATCCAATACTTACCAGCATAAGGAGAATTAAATGAATTATATAATTAAAGACGCAGATGGCAATGTAACAAATCCTTGCATCAAAGCTAGTGCTGAGTTTATGGCAGCTACTTTTACGCATTATGAAGAGTGGGCAGAACCTCAGGTTAGAGAACCTACAGCAGCAGAGACTGCTCGTATGTGGCGTGATGAAGAACTATTGGCTACAGACACAGCTTCGCAAATACCAGACTGGCCGAATCGTGACAACATCCTGACCTACCGGATTGCATTGCGTCAATGGCCGTCCACAGATTCGTTTCCCACAACGCGGCCTATTTTAGGAGGCTAATATGATTGCTGAAATAACCCTTGTCGTTGGTGCGCTAAAGACTTTAAACGCGGGTATTAAAACCGTCAAGGAGTCAGGTAGCCACCTGTCTGATTTAAAAGGGTTATTTTCTACAATCACGGAATCAAAAGTTGCTGTCGAGAATATCGAAGAGGCTACCAAAGCTGGCGATCATGTGCTGAGTCAGGCAGAGGCGCTTGATTTAGCGTGGGCAAAAGCTGAAATACGCGCTAAGGAGAAAGAACTTAAAAAGCATACTCCGAGAGAAGTCTGGCGTGATATGTTAGCCATACAGCATAAGTCGCTTATGGAGAATAAGCACCAGCGCGAAAAGAAAAGATTAGCCAAGCTGCGGCAACAGTCTAAAAATGATGATATGATTAAACACGTTTTTGGAAGCATTCTGTTGGTTGCAACGGCTGCTAGTTTTTATTACTTTTATTGGGTTTGATATGTCGGATATTGAAACAATTTCTAAGCTAGAATCGCATGAAAAAGAATGCGCCATTAGATACGAGAACATTGAGCGTAGACTTGAGGGCGGCACTAAGCGATTTGACAAGCTAGAGGCAATGCTTTGGATGATGTACCCAATGATCATTTCAGTTTTCGCTGTTGCTAAATGGATTGAATAAAATGTTACAAGCACTGATTGCCCCAGTGGCAAGTTTACTAGACAAATGGATACCTGATGCCGACACAAAGCAGAAGATCGCACATGAGATTGCAACAATGTCGGAACGCCACGCGCAGGAACTTGCACTGGCACAAGTCAAGCTTAACACCGAAGAGGCCAAAGGCAACTGGTTCCAAAGTAGCTGGCGACCAGCAACAGGCTGGGTCTGTGTCCTTGGCTTTGCCGTTAACTTTCTGATCTCACCACTAGCCGCTGGCGCAGGTATCGTCATACCACAAGCTGACACTGGCACAATGATGCCTATTCTTATGGGACTGTTAGGACTTGGTGGGCTACGCAGCTTCGAAAAGACCAAAAGTTTAGAGGGCAAATAACATGGCTAAATCAGCTAAGAAAAAAGAAGGCTACTTCAGGGCTAAAGAACTAACCTGCAAATGCGGCTGTAATGCTGTTGAGTTTGATCTAGGATTTTTAGCTACCTTAAATGATATCCGAGAGGAGTGTGGATTCAGTCTACCCCTGTCATCTGCTTACAGATGCCCACAGCACCCCATAGAAGCGCGTAAAAGCAATCTAGGAGCGCATACAACTGGAAAGGCAGTCGATGTGTTATGCATGGGAGAAAAGGCTTTAGAAGTCATTAGAGTGGCCCAGAAGCATGGTATAGAAAGAATAGGTATTCAGCAGAAAGGATCGGGTCGATTTATTCATTTAGATATCTGTACCGAAGAAGACGGATTCCCCTCCCCTGCTATCTGGTCATATTAAACTCCACCTTGAGGTCAAATTTGTTTATCCCTCCAAACATAGGTACAATATCCACAGTTGGTGGGGTTTCATAAAGGGTACTTCCACTCAACGAAAAAGTTCTAAGCGTCCTCCTGTTCTAGCAGTTGGACGTTTTTTTTCGTCTATCGAAATACAAAATTAAAGCCCTGTTAGCGCGGGGGGTTTTTTCGCCTTACTTAAATAAAGTTTACAAAAAGGTTTACATTTGGAAATAGGTAAGGCATCATTACACCTCAATCAATAAATCAAGGGCTACAAAATGAACTTAAACAGATTAAACATACTTAAAAACGACCTTATCCGTTTGCAAGCGAATGGCAATACATTGGAAGAATGTTTGCGAGGCTTTGACACAGAACAAAGCAGAAAATATGCAAAGAACATTAAGAATGAAATTTTCCAAATTGAAGAGGCATACTGCAACGCAATGGAAGAGATTAGAGAAGTCAAAACATTCTTATACGCTGCATAAATTACCCGCCCCTTAATTGGGGCTTTTTATTGCCTATTAGTTAACAAAAGTGTTTACTTTATGGTTTAGATGTGCAATTATAATTCTACATTCAATAAACAAGGGCTACAAAATGAGCAACTACAATATTTGGAACTGGAATCACGACAGAGTAAACGAAGCTCTTTGGGATGGAGAAAAAGGCGCAGAGCATAAAGCATTGTTCAAAGCACTTTCTTTGTATACTGATTTCCCTCCAATTTATATAGACCATGATTATTTTTTCTTAGGTTTGGAGCTTGCTGAATTTGACGCAAGAAAAGATTTGACTGAGACAGGCGGAGAGTACGCCAGAAAAATAGCAATATATCTTCTTGAGTGCATAAACTCTCACGTTTATAGCGATTTTAAATAAACTAAATGCCCCTTCGGGGGCAAATAGGGGGAAACATGGAACAAGAATTAAACGATTTAGATCGTGGGGACGCTGATTGTCTGGCTGGATACTCCGCGCTAGAAAACCAATCTGAGGCGTACTATCAAGCTTACGGTGCGCGTTATTGTTATGAACAGACCATAGGGGGTCAAACATGAAGTCAAGCGAATTAATTAACGAACTAGCCGCTGCACTATGCAAAGCGCAGGGTCAAATGGGCGGTGCTGTTAAAGATAGTTCCAACCCATTTTTTAAGTCTAGCTATGCAGATCTAACGTCAGTTATTAAAGCAATTAAGCAGCCCTTTGCTGATAACGGCCTAAGTTATACTCAGTTCCCAGTCAGTAATGATATTGGAGTTGGCGTATCTACACGATTAATGCACACATCAGGGCAATGGCTTGAGATGGAATACACCTTGCCGACCGTTAAGAAAGACCCGCAAGCATCTGGGTCAGCCATAACCTACGCCAGACGTTACGCCTTGCAATCCATCGCAGGGATACCAACTGCTGATGATGATGCAGAGTCTGCAACACTGCGCGGTGATGACAAGAAAATTGTATCTAACGATCAGATTATTGCCATCAAGAAATTACTTGATGAGACTGGTGCTGACGTTGATAAATTCTGCAAGTGGCTGAAGGTTAGTTCTGTGGATCAGATTCTAGCTGTACACTATGATCGCGCTGCTGCCGCATTAGAGGCTAAAAAGTGATCATCCTAGACCATGAACAGGGTTCACCAGAATGGCTTGCTGCGAGACTGGGCAAGCCTTCTGCAAGTATGTTTGCTAAGTTAATAACGCAGACTGGGAAGCCAAGCACATCTGCCGATGGGTACATAGATGAGCTGATTGCAGAACGCCTTACAGGAAAGTCTGAGCCGTTCCACGTTACTTCTTGGATGGAGAGAGGAACTGAACTTGAGCCAGAGGCTAGGGAAGCATACGAATTTATCTCTGACAATGATGTAATAGAGACTGGCTTTATTCTTGACGCTAGCTTTGAGTTTGGCTGCTCGCCTGATGGGTTGATACTTGATGAGGGCGGTTTGGAGTTAAAATGCCCTGCGCCAAAGACAATGGTTAGCTATTACAGAGACCCGCAGTTAGGCGTTAAAAAATACTGGCAGCAGATACAGGGCTGCATGATGATTACCAAAAGAAAATGGTGGGACTTCTTTGCCTACCATCCAGAAATGTCGCACGTTTTAGTGCGCGTAGAACGCGATAAAGAATACATCGCAAAACTATCTGCCGAAGTTGATAAAGCCGTGGCAGAAATAATAAACCAAGTGGAGAAGTAAAAATGAATGAACACGAAAAAAAAGACAATAGCGGTGCTATTTTTAAAAATGATAATAAAGAAACAGAAACCCACCCAGATTATAAGGGTTCAGCTAGAGTTGCTGGCGTTGATTATTGGGTAAAC